CCACGCGAGGTGTTTGAGGCCGAGGCCGCAGCCAAGGCTGATGTCACAGAAGATGTTAGCTTAGAACAGTTCGTCAAAGACGACACATCACCGTTCCCACCACGGGGACTTCTAATCGGAGTAATCGTCGTTGCTGTCTTAGTCGCGATGGTCTTGTTCGGTTGATGCTGGCCGCAACCTGCTTAGCTCTGAACGTGTACTTCGAAGCTCGTTCAGAGGCTATAAACGCACAGTTCGCCGTGGCTCAAGTCACCATGAACCGAGTGTTGTCTAACAAGTACCCTGACACTGTGTGCGATGTCGTATGGCAGCGGAAGCAATTCAGTTGGACGCACGACGGCAAGAGTGATCGACCGCGAGAAGAACAGGCGTGGCGACGAGCGAAATGGGTAGCCGCAGTGACGTTAAACGACGTCGACAACAGCGTCGATATTCTACCGCGCAGTGCGCTGCACTACCACGCCGACTACGTGAAACCCTACTGGGTTAGCAGCTTGGTAAAGGTGGCACAGATCGGGCGACACATTTTTTATAGGAGGAAAACATGAAGTTCTGTTTACGTTGCGCCGTGATAAGCGCCGCACTCGCCATAACCGTGGCGGTCATTGTCGCACAAACGAGGGGGTGGGTATGAAAATAGCAACCGTCGACCTAGAAACCTATTGGGCTGTTGGTCACTCGCTGACCAAGATGTCACCCATCGCGTACTGTATGCACCCCGACACAGAGATTATCAGCTGTGCGTTTAAGTTCGGGAACGATCCCACCGTCGTCGTCTTTGGCGAGCAGGCGGTCATCGACTACTGCAATAACGTGGACTGGTCCCAATACTGGGTCGTCGGTCACAACATGTCAGGCTTCGATGCTATGATCTTATCGTGGCGTCTTGGAGTTAAACCAAAGCTCTGGGGTTGTACCCTTGCACTGGCGAGACCTATTCATGCCAAGGATGTTGGGCTGTCCCTCGCCAAGCTCGTCGCGCACTACGGACTGGGGCACAAAGATCAGTCGGCGCTCATCGCCACCAAGGGCAAGAACCTGTGTGACTTCTCAGATGACGAGATAGATGAGATGCGGGTATACAACGCCGCCGACGTCGATCAGTGCTACGGGCTGCTGCTCAAGCTGATCCCACAGACACGCAAGGAAGAGGTCAAGCTGATCGACATGACGATCCGTATGCTTGTGGAACCCACGTTTGAAAGCAATTCGCTTTTACTTGCTAACACGTTGACAGAAGAGGGTGTACGCAAAAAGGCAATGCTAGTCGAAGCTGCGCGTAAAATGGACGTCTACGAGATAGGCATGGACGACGACGAAGCCGCTGCCGCAGCCTTGACGGTGTTGTCGTCTGCTGCTAAGTTCGCAGCGTTCCTGCGAACCATCGAAGTCGACGTTCCGACTAAAGTTTCTCCCACAACGGGTAAAGAGATACCGGCTCTAGCCAAGACGGATGAAGGCTTTCTGGAGTTGCAGGAACACGACGATCCTCTCGTCGCCACAGCTGCCGCAGCACGGCTCGACGCGAAGTCCACAATTCTACAAACACGCATCCAAGCGTTCATGGACGCATCCAACGCGCACCCTGAGAAAAAGGTGCCGATCCCGCTGAAGTATTACGGCGCAGACACGACGGGTCGCTGGTCTGGTTGGGGCTACAACCCACAGAATTTACCACGCGTGAACCCATACAACCCCCGCCCATCGGATGCACTACGTCGGTCGTTGATTGCACCAGCAGGCCACAAGGTTGTCGTCGCCGACTTGTCAGGCATCGAGTTACGTGTGAACCATTTCTTGTGGCAGGTTCCGTCGAGCATGGAGATGTTCAAGGCCGACCCCGAAAAAGCTGATCTGTACAAAGACTTCGCCAGTAAACTCTACGACATCGACTACGACGAAGTGACAAAAGTTCAACGTCAGGTGGGTAAAGTGGCTCACTTGGGTCTTGGCTTTGGTGCTGGGTACGTCACTTTCCAAAAGGTTGCTAAGCTGATGGGCGGCGTCGACATCACTGAAGACGAGAGCAGGGACATCGTCGACAAATGGCGTGACGAATACTACGAGATCACTTCAGGGTGGCGCACATGCCACGCCGCACTGGGGACGATTATGCGAGGCGCGGAGGGCAACGCAGTCGACCCGTGGGGTATGGTGGTGCCAGTTCCCGAAGGACTGCGTACACCCAAGGGATTGATTCGGTATCCAGATTTACGGACAGAGATAAACGAAGACGACAACCGTAAAGAGTTTGTCTACGGCCACGGGCGCAACAAGGCGCGCATTTACGCAGGGAAGATCGACGAGAACATCGTGCAACACTTGGCTCGGTGTGTGATCGCTGACAACGCGTTAACTGTACAAAAGATTACAGGATTAAATCCCGCGCTCATGGTTCACGATGAACTTGTGTACGTGGTTCCAGAAGACGAGGCAGTGGCAAAACTAGCGACAGTACAAGAGGTTATGCGAACACCGCCAGAGTGGTGGCCTGAGTTAATCACATGGAGTGAAGGAGATATAGCTGACACATATGGCGACGCAAAATAAATACTTGAAACGTGTTTAAATGTGTGCATTCATGTTCGGCTTATGTTATATACATGTAAACAAGTACAAAGGGGAGAAAAATGCAAAGTAACAAATTTAACGGAGACGGCTCCTGCCAAGGCCGGAGTGCAAGCAGCTGGTCTGACCCAAAGCAAGGCCCCCCCTTTTATCCTTTAAAGTATGGAACACCGCCAAGGTACAATTTTATGGGGGATGGGGAATGGAATGCGATCTGAAAGAAACAACTGATTACTTGCTGCGAAACCCCAGCAATATTAAAAAATGGCTAACACTAACGGATAAGTACATGCAGACCTTTGCCAAAGACCCAAGCATATTTCTTTTGCCAAAGACGCACGAGTTCTTAAAGCCGTTAATTGAAGCCTACGCCTACAACATCGACGGGTTTGTTCAGTACCTTGTAGGTATACGCGACAGTTTCAGCAAAGAAGACTTAGCGTGGGAACAGGTGCAAAAAATACAACGTCGTGTCAACGGACGGTACGTTCAGCAGCAACGACGAGAACGAGCAGCCCGTGCTATAGCCAAAGCGGAGGAGTTGTACGGTGAAACAGATTATCACTCACGTCTAAAGTGGGTCTCTAACTTAGAGCATGAATGGGCGAAGCGACGCCTGTTGTTCTTGGATAAACACCGAGATGATCGCAAGGGAGATCGACTAGACGTCGAAACTAGAGCAGAACTACTGCTAGAGTTCTGGGAAATTATTGACACTGAAATATTCGAAGGAGGAATACCACCGTGGAACTAAAGAAACCTTGGTCTTACTCAGCACTTACTGCGTTCGAGACATGCCCGAAGCGATTTCAGCTGACGCGTGTCACAAAACAAGTTGTTGAGAAACAGACCGAGGCTACAATTTGGGGCAACAAGGTGCATAAAGCACTTGAAGACTTCGCCAATGGTAAGAAGCCGTTGCCCCCCGAGATGGAGCAGTACGGACGGTACGTTAAAAAGATACTGTCGTACGAAGGTAAGCGCGTGGTTGAAGAACGTGTCGCGCTCACTAAAGACTTTCGTCAGACTACATGGATGGCGAAGGATGTGTGGGTACGCGGTATCATAGACATCGGAGTTGTTGGCTCTGACACTGCGTACTTACTCGACTGGAAGACGGGCAAACACCGACCAGATAACGATCAACTTAAACTATTCGCGGCCTTGGCTTTCGCTATGTACCCGTGGATCAATAAAGTGGTGACTGGGTTCATCTGGTTAAAAGTCTCAAAGTTTGACAAAGAGATGTTCACGCGTGAGCAACTGCCCGAAATATGGAACGAGTTTCTACCTCGCCTATCTCGCGTAGCCGCCGCTTATGAAGATGATAAGTGGCTCCCGAAACCATCAGGCTTATGCAAGAACTGGTGCCCCGTAGGCCAGTCCTTGTGCGAGTTTTGTGGCAAATAACAATATGTAGGAAAGATGATTATGGAGAACGCAAGCCAACCCACAATCGACCCAATGCAGCTAACGAACGACGAGCTAGTCCGCCACGGGTTTGAGCAGCCAAGTGCCACCTTGTTAGAAAACGAGTTACTTCACAGGCTAGAAGCCTATATTAGTATGTATGGTGACTACTTAGACGTAAAAGCGCGGGAGCGTGATTAACCATGGCTATGACCCCCGAAGGCAAAGTTAAAAAGAAGGTCAAAGAGTACCTTCAATCAATCGGTGCTTGGTACTACATGCCAGTGTCGAACGGTATGGGGCGCGTTGGCTGTCCTGATATTCTCGTTTGCTACAAAGGCATGTTTATGGCTTTCGAGACGAAGGCACCGGGTAAGATAAAGAACGTCACCGCAAACCAACAACGTGAAATTGACGGGATACAACGTGCTAACGGGTTAGCACATGTAGTCGACGACGTTGAGCAAGTTAAGTCTCTTTTAGACACTATTGAAAGGATACCAGATGACTAAGTCCTCAAAGAAAGAACTGGCTACCAAGGCGAAGTACAACGCTCGCACCGACGTGAAGAAGAAACGCGCAGCGACGAACAAGTCGCGGCGTCAAGCTGTGGCCGCAGGGCGCGTCAAGAAAGGCGACGGCAAGCACGTAGACCACAAGGTGCCTTTGGATGCTGGCGGTAGCAATACTAAGGCGAACACCCGAGTAGTAAGCGCAAAGACCAACAAAGGTTGGCGCGGTAAAAAACCCAGCATGTATACTAAAGGGAAGACATGAACCCTCGTGAATACAACGTCGGGCACTCCGACTACTCCAAACGACGTATCCAACCGTGGGACATATGGTTGGAGTACAACCTTAATCCATGGGACGCAGACATCATTAAGCGCGTCCTGCGAGACAAAGGCGAACGTCGCCTCGACTATGAAAAAATCAAACACATCTGCGATGAACGCATCAGACAGATAGATGAGGAAACCAACCATGCTAGTATGGCCCACAAAGAAGGCACTTATACTCAAGAGTAAGTCGCCCGAGAAGATATTGAACGTGGTGCCCAGCGCCAAAAGTTTCAGTGTAAAAGGCCAGCCTTTCGTGGCTGTGCCGCATCGTACAGAAGAGACTACTCTCCTGCGCAACATGGGCTACGATGCTCCTGCTCCGATCCGTTCGTATTATGAATGGCCGGGTCGCTTTAAACCATTTCACGCGCAGCGCGAAGCTGCCGCGTTTCTGTCCATGAACAAACGTGCGTTTAACCTGTCTGAACTAGGTACGGGCAAGTCGCTGGCGTCGCTGTGGGCGTACGACTACCTACGCAGTATCGGACAGATGAACAAAGCATTGGTGATCTCGCCGCTGTCTACCTTGGAACGGACGTGGGCTGACGAAATCTTTCAGCACTTTCCCCACCTCACATATACAGTTCTGCATGGAGCCAAGGACAAACGCATCAAGTTGCTTAAAGAAGACTTCGATGTTTACATCATCAACCACGACGGCGTAGGCATCATCGAGCCACACCTCAAAGACCGTACAGACATTGACCTCGTTATCGTTGACGAGATTGCACAGTGCGCTCGTAACGCAAGCACCACACGTTGGCGTAAGATCAACACCGTCGTCAATAAACACAAAGCACCTCGTGCATGTTGGGGCATGTCAGGAACACCGACACCAAACGCTCCTACAGACGCGTGGGCGCAGTGCCGCCTAGTCGTACCTGATGCAGTTCCACCATACTTTAACAGGTTCAAAGGGCAGGTAATGAAACAGCTATCTCAGTTTCAGTGGATCGCTAAGAAAGGTGCCACCGAGACAGTGCGCGAAGTTATGCAACCTTCCGTGCGCTTCACTCGCGACGAGTGCTTAGACCTACCTCCGCTTATGTATGAGACGCGCGAAGTACCGCTGACCAAAGATCAAGGCAAAGCATACAAAGAGATGCTTACAAAACTACGCCTTCAAGCAGAAGAGGGGGACATTACCGCTGTCAACGAGGCAGTGAAGATGGGCAAGCTCGTGCAGATTGCTTGCGGCGTAGTCTACGCACCCGATGGCACCGAGGTTACTATTCCAGCGACGCCACGCGTCGAGGAGACTAGGTCTATCTGCCACTCCGCGCAGGGAAAAGTCATCGTGTTTGTGCCCTACGTGTCCTCAGTGAACATGGTAGCTGAGGAGCTAAGTAAAGACTTCACCGTCGAGATTATTCACGGAGGAGTGAAGAAAGACGAGCGCGACCGTATCTTTGCCGCGTTCCAGAAAGCAAAAGACCCCAAGGTTCTGGTGGCACAACCAGCCGCCATGAGCCACGGCCTTACACTCACCGCAGCCAGCACCATCGTTTGGTATAGCTGCATAACAAGCAACGAGACGTTCGAACAAGCTAACGGACGCATCAACCGCCCCGGCCAGAAGATGAACAATTTTATCATCTGCCTTGAAGGCACTCCCGTGGAGAAGCGCATCTATGCACGGCTCCGCAGCAAACAGAAGATGCAAGGCGCACTTCTGGACGAAGTTAAAGCGCATCGCGAACTTTTGATCGCTTGACCAATGCACCTATATGAACTAATGTGTTGACAGGTGTACACATATAAAGGTATCTACAATGAACTTACTTAAACCCGAAGAAGTGTCGGAAAAGCTAGGGATCACTAAAGCAGCACTCCCTGCGCTCCGACGAAGAGAAAACAGTTTCCCCCAGCCGATAAGGGTCTCGCAGAAGGTCTTGCGTTGGGACGAAGCTGACATCGACCAATGGTTAACTGCCAAAAAGGAGAATGAAAATGGCGAAAATATGCGAGTTGGCTGATGGTCAACTAATAAAAGTATTTGTGGGGCTGCGTGATCGCAGGGCGCAACGCAAAGCGGCGTACGCACAAGATGATAGTGGCGACAAGCTCAAGCAGGACAAGATCGAAGTAGAATTTCTTCGACGTATGAACGAACGGGACATCGACAGCGTGTCCGCTCGCGACGTTGGTACTGCTTACATGTCAACACGTTCGACGGCGACGGTAGCTGACCCAGAAGCATTCTGGAGCTACGTCAAAGAAAACGACGCGTGGGAACTGGTTGAGAACCGCGTGAACAAGACTGCGCACCAGCAGCACCAAGAAATCAACGGGAACAACGTCCCCGGCGTAAACACATCCGCGACGCAAGTCGTAAACTTTAGACGTAAATAGGAGCAAACCATGAACGAATTGGTAAATTTAAACTCAAAACTACCAGCCCACTTGCAGAGTGCGGCTAAAGTACAAAACGTATTCGCTAACGCCTCTGGCGAAGGCGGGTTCCCCGTAATCTCCCTCAAGGGTAAAGTGTTCCACGTGACACGTGGCGGTGACAAAGAACTTATTACCAACGAGCATGGTGATCCGGTTCCGTCCCTTGAGTGTGTTATCGTCGCGGTTAACCCAAACCGCTCCAAGGTGTATTACGCCAGCGCTTACACAGAGGGCGACAGTAGCGCTCCTGATTGCTACAGCAACGACGGCCTACGTCCTGCGTCGGATGCAGAAAACCCACAGTGCAAATCCTGCGCAGCCTGTCCTCAAAATGTTTGGGGTTCCGCTACGCAAAACGGTCAGAAGCGTAAAGCCTGTGGAGATAGTATGCGACTTGCAGTTGCCGCTGTTGACCAGCTCAACGATCCGATGTTGCTACGTGTACCAGCGGGTTCTCTTAAATTCTTGAACGAGTACGGTAAAGTCTTGGCTAAACGTGGTGTCTCACCACAACACGTCGTCACTCGTATTGGTTTCGATACTGATGCAAACTTCGCGCTCAAGTTTAAGGCCGAGCGGTTCGTGTCAGCTGAAGAGATGGCTGAGATAGACGCAGTTCTAAGTGGCGAGAAAGATACCATCGAGGAGATCACAGGCGTGTCGGGTGGTACAACATCAAACGCTGAACGTCAGTCCGAAGCTCCAGCGCCAGTAAAGAAGTCTCCAAAGCTGGAAGAAGCCGTGGAAGAAGTCATAGCGCCACCGAAGGCAGAGGTTCAAGTTGACGAGCCAGCGCCAGCACCGAAGGTCGAGACCAAGTCAGTTGATGATTACAACGACATCGACGCGGCCCTAGATGACTTAGACTTCGACGACTAAGAGTACCTATCCATGCGGTCGGGGTTCGCCCCGACTGCGTTCCGTTAACATGTAAACAGATAGGTACGAGATGAACACATTAGATTTTCTGAGGTGGGTTTTGCCGACGTCAGGTAATGTCGTCCTAGGCTTACCCAAGACAGCGTCCCACGGAGGCACGTGGTGGGACCATAAATATTTCGATGACATCGAAGCCGCCGCAGAAGCTGCTGAAAAACTCGACGCAGCTGGCACGACAGTGTATTTTGCTGTTCACCGTTTTGGCCCTGAGTACCAAGAGCTTGATAGTGAGGGTAACGGCAAGCTGGATAGGTTTGGCAACCCTAAGATGGTCATGCGCAAGCAAGGTAACGTCGTTGCAGCGCGGGCGCTCTACGACGACTACGACGTGAAGCCGGGAAAAGATAAACACTACCAAAGTAAGAAAGAAGCGTTAGACGACATCGTGAAACTCTCACGTGCGCTAAAGCTAACACCGACCATCGTAGACAGCGGTGGCGGGTATCACGGATACTACCACTTCGACGAAGACATCGACGAAGGTACGTGGGACGAATTGGCAGCGATGAAACGAGACGTCACGACACATCTATCTATGATGGTCGACAGCGCCGTGGACTGTGACAGCGCCAGAGTTCTTCGCCCCGTCGGGCTACACAACCGCAAGTACGACACGCCGATTGAGGTCAAACTCATCAAACAGGGCAAGCAATACTCTGTAGATAAAGTGCGGTCGGTACTACAAACGTATATACAAGAGAACAATGTCGCCCCTGCGCCTACAAACAAAAGCGCGACCATGGCTAACCCGTTCGCAGCAGCTGGCGAATATCCGCCGAGCGACGCCGACAAGGTTGCAGAAAACTGCGCAGCCGTGCGCGAGTTCCGTGACACAATGGGTAACGTCGACGAGCCGCACTGGCACCGAGCCATTGGTATCCTCAAGTTCTGCGAAGATGGCGAGAGCAAAATTCACGCATGGAGCGAAGGATACAGCGGCTACTCACAGCAAGAAACCCAAGAAAAGATTGACACGTGGGAGGTCGGCCCGACGTCTTGCGCAGAGATGGATAAACACATCGGGTGCATGAAAGACTGCCCCATGGCAGGTAAGTGTAAGTTCCCAATCCAGTTGGGCTTCTCAGAAGACGCGCCATCTGTGGAGGAGGAGACTGCTCCTGTTTCCGATACGAACCCGACGACGGCAACCACGCAACCACAGACCATGGTCGAGGGGCAGAACATTCCGTACTGGCCGACATCTGGCTGGAGATGGAACGGCGCGTCGCTGAGCCGCGCCTACACCGATACGGACGGTGTCACCACATGGAAACCTTTTTGCCGCTCGTTCATCTACCCGCTTAACCGCATCAAAGATGGCGAAGGCACATGGGTAGTTCACTGGAGAGCCAAGGAAAAGAACGGCGATTGGCGCGAGTTTTTTATGCCGACGTCTGAGTTGGCGTCGACTGATCTGATGGCAAAAACGTTCGCAAGCTACGAAGTTTTTCTGACGCGAACTAAGAACGCGAGGAATGACATGGCGGAATTTGCAGAAACACTCATCGAAACGCTACAGGCGTGGAAGATGGAAACCAAAACATACAGTCAGTTCGGCTGGCTACCTGATCGCTCTGGCTTTGTTATGGGCACCAAGATGATTACCAAGGACGATACCCTTGAAGTGCTTTGCGCCAAGACTGTGCCGCCTGATGTCGCCGTGGATTTCGGGCGCAGCGGCACCTTAGAAGAGTGGATCGCCAACATTGAAACCCTATACAATCGTAAGGGGGCTGAGCCGTACCAGTTCGCGCTATGCCATAGTATGGGGTCAGTTCTGGTCGAGTTAATGGGTTCGTCCAACTGGCACGGGCTACCTCTCGCGTTCACCGGCCATGGCGGCACAGGTAAAACGACGGCGTGTAGGATCGCTTGCGGGTTTTTCGGCAACCACAAACACATGGAGCGGCAAGCAGGGGAGCAGGGCACAACCCTAAACTCGGCTATAAAACGCGTCGCCATCATGGGTAGCATACCAGTGTTGTTGGACGAGCTATCGGGTAGAACCGCCGACGAGCTTACTCGTACAGGTTACGCCCTCGCCAACGGGCGTGAT